AAACATGGGATCAAAGGTGCGACCCGATTCGGGTCGAACCGGACCCCGAGTTATTGAACGAGTTTATCGCCCTTCAGGTAAGTGACGGAGCGAAAGAGGAACTAGCAGCTTGGGTTAGGTGAAAGCCGATACACGGTCCCCCTGCCCTCGACCCTCTCCGCGGCGATGGGCAGGCCCAGCTTCCTCTTCAGGGCGCCAGAGATGCAACCGCGGACGGTATGGGCCAGCCATCCGGTGGCCTTGACCATCTCGGCGACCGTCGCCCCCTCGGGGCGCTGGAGCATCGCGATGATCTGCGCCTGCTTCGTGCCAGTGCGGATGGCGACGGGTTTCGCGGTGTAGGTGTCGTCGGGTGCCTGCACAGGTTCCGACTTCGGCTTCGGCCTCGCCTTCCGCGCGCTGGCGACGGCGCTGGCCGCCAGCGGCTCGATCCCGATGGCTTCCAGCCCGGCCTCGGTCGCGATCAGCGTGGTGCCGTGCCCGTCGCCGGTTTCGCGCCACATCGGCTCGCCGCGCCGTAGGTTGGCCTCGACCTCTTCAAGCCAGCCGCGGGCGATCATCTTGCCGACGACCATCTTGGCCGCGGCGCCGACCAGCCCCTCGGGCAGCGGCAGGGCGAGGTTCCCCGGCCGGGTCGCGGCGCGGGACAGGATCAGGGACTGGGTGTCGGACGGGGTGGTCATCAGGGCCTCCGGGCGCTTGGGCGCGCGCTGTACGCGCCTTCTACGGAGACAAGCCCCGCCGTATGGACGGGGCGGCCGCCGCTCGCGTCGGCGCGTCAGGCGGCGTGTTCGCCTTCCTTGAAGGCGCTGTCGGTGATCTGGCGTAGCAGGCCAGCGTAGTGCTTCAGGGTGCCGACATTGCCCCAGTTGATCTCGTCGGGGTGGGTCTCGAAATGGTCATCGCTCAGGGCCTTCAGGCGCTCCAGCATGATGTCGATCTCGGCCTTGGCAGCGATGAAGGCGTCGAGGGCTTTGTCGTTCGGCCGGGCGGTGCGGCGGGTGGTCATGGCGGGGCATCCTTTGGTGAGTTGCATCGTTTCCTTGCGATCAGACTCGCTCTGTCGCGCCCTCTAATCAACTGAATACAAAGCGATATCATTAGCTTGATCGGATCATCCGCGCCATGAAAGGCATGAGCGAACGCGAGTATGCGGCGCATTCCGGCCTGTCCCGCGGCGGGGTGCAGAAGGCGCGGAAGAACGGGCGGCTGGTGGTCCATGACGACGGGTCGATCAATGCCGCAGCCTCGGATGTGCGACGGGCAGAGATGACGGACCCGGACCAGCAGCGGCGCAGCTTGGGTGGCGAAAGCCTCGCCAGCGGTGCGGGCGAGACCTCGTCCTACATCAAGGCGCGCACGCTTCTGACGGTCTATGCCGCGCAGGACAAGCAGATCGCGGTCCAGAAGAAAAAGGGCACGCTCGTCGACCGCGCGCGGGCGGAAACGCTGGTGTTTCGTCTCGCACGGCAGGAACGGGATGTCTGGGTCACCTGGCCCGGACGGGTGGCCGCGCTGATGGCGGCGCAGATCATGGCGGAGGTGGAACGGCAATCCGGGGCATCGGTGACGATCGAGACCGCGATCATGCAGAGGGTGCTGGAAGCCCATGTCCGCGAACAGCTCGACGCCCTCGCCGACCTCCGGGTCTCGCTTGCATGATGAGGATGACGACAACGACCTGACGGCCGACCTCGACCTCGGCTTCGACGGTGCCGAAGACCTTCTGAGGGTCTGGCGGCAGGGGATGCGCCCCGATCCGAACCTAACGGTCTCGGAATGGGCGGATCAGCATCGCTGGCTGTCGTCACGCGGCGCGGCCGAGCCGGGGCGCTATCGCACCGCCCGGGCCCCTTATCTGCGCGAGATCATGGATGCGCTGTCCCCCGGCCACCCGGCCCAGCGCATCACCTTCATGAAGGCGGCGCAGGTCGGCGCGACAGAGGCCGGGAACAACTGGATCGGCTTCGTCATCCACCATGCGCCGGGTCCGATGCTGGCGGTGCTGCCGAGCCTCGAATTGGCGAAGCGCACCTCACGGGGCCGTCTTGATCCCCTGATCGCGGACAGCCCGGCGCTGCGCGAGCGGGTGAACCCGGCGCGGTCGCGGGATGCCGGGAATTCGATGCTGTCGAAGGAATTTCCCGGCGGCATCCTGGTGCTGACCGGTGCCAACTCCGCCACCGGCCTGCGGTCGATGCCCGCGCGCTATGTGTTTCTCGACGAGGTCGACGCCTATCCGGCCTCGGCCGACGAGGAAGGCGATCCGGTCACGCTGGCCGAGGCCCGGACCACCACCTTCTCGCACCGGCGCAAGGTGTTCATGGTCTCGACGCCCACGATCCGAGGACTGTCGCGGATCGAACGGGAATTCGAGGCGTCCGACCAGCGGCGGTACTTCGTCCCCTGCCCGCATTGCGGGGCGATGCAGTGGCTGCAGTTCGACCGGCTGCGCTGGGCGAAGGGGAAGCCGGAAACCGCCGCCTATCACTGCGAGGGCTGCGAGCGTCCGATTGCTGAGCACCACAAGACCGAAATGCTCGCCCGCGGCGAATGGCGGGCAACAGCGGTTTCCAGGGATCCGAAGGCTATCGGCTTCCACCTCTCGGCGCTCTATTCGCCCTTGGGCTGGAAAAGCTGGTCCGACGTCGCGCGGGAATGGCTGGCAGCCCAAGGGTCGGACGAGACGCTGCGCGTCGCGCGCAACACCCTTCTGGGCGAGACATGGGTCGAGTCGGGCGATGCGCCGGAATGGCAGCGGCTGGCGGATCGGCGGGAGGCGTGGAAGCCGGGCACGGTGCCCATGGCCGGGTTGTTCCTGACGGCCGGTGCCGACGTGCAAAGGGACCGGATCGAAGTCGACATCTGGGCCTGGGGCCGGGGCATGGAAAGCTGGCTCGTCGATCACATCGTGGTCCCGGGCGGCCCCGACGATCCGACGGCGTGGGACAAGCTGACCGCCCTCCTCGGCCGGTCGTGGCAACATATCAACGGCGCCTTCATGACCGTGGCGCGGCTTGGCATCGACACCGGGTATGAGGCCGCGGCCGTCTATGCCTGGTCACGCAAAGTCGGCTTCGAACAGGTCGCGCCGCTAAAGGGCCTCGAGGGCTTCAACCGCGCTACGCCGGTCTCGGGGCCAACCTTCGTGGACGCCACCATTGGCGGCAAACGGCTGCGTCGCGGCGCGCGGCTCTGGTCGGTGGCAACGGCGACGTTCAAGGCGGAAACCTACCGGTTCCTGCGGATCGAACGCCCCTCGGACGAAGACCGGGCGCTGGGCGTTCTCGATGCGCCAGGGACCGTGCACATCCCCGGCTGGGCTGACACCGAATGGCTGAAGCAACTGGTGGCAGAACAGCTGGTCACGATCCGCAACAAGCGCGGCTATGCCCACCAGGAATGGCAGAAGATGCGCGAACGGAACGAGGCGCTGGACTGCCGGGTCTATGCCCGTGCCGCGGCATGGATCCTCGGCGCCGACCGATGGGATGAAGCCACGTGGCGGCGGCTTGAGGCGCAGGCAGGCGTCGAAACGCGCATGCCCTCGGCCACCGCGACCGACATCGCGATACAAGACCCGGCCCAGGCCAAGGCCGGTACCCTGACCACGCCACGTCGGAAACGGCGGGCCTACACCCCGAACTTCATGAGGGACTGATGGACCTGGAACGCATGCAGGCCCTGCTGACCGCGCTGCAGGAAGCCCGCTTCGCCGGGCTACGGAGCGTCAGCTACGACGGCAAGACCGTGACCTATGGCTCGGATGCTGAACTGGCAGCGGCCATCCGGGATCTCGAGGGCCGGATTGCGACCGCCTCTGCCACACCCCGGCGCCGCCGCTGGGGCACTGTGGCCACGAAGGGTCTGTGACCGTGGTTCTCGACGCCTTCCGTGCCCGCCTTGGGTCCATCATCGGCGGGTTCGACGCGGCGCAGTCGCACCGCCGCATGCGCGGCTTCCGCGCGACCCGCGCCCATGTGAACACGCTGATCGCCGCCTCGGGCGAGACGATCACCGCCCGGGCCCGCTGGCTCGTGCGCAACAACGGCTATGCCGCGAATGCCGTCGATGCCTTCGCCAACCATGTCGTCGGCGACGGGATCAAGCCCTCGTCGAAGATCGCGGACGCAGCGAAGAAGGAGGAATTGCAGAAGCTCTGGCTCGCCTGGACCGACGAGGCGGACGCCGAGGGTCTGACAGACTTCTTCGGCCTCCAGCGGCGGGCCGCGCGCGAGGTGTTTCTGGCAGGCGAAGTCTTCCTGCGCATCCGGACCCGGCGTCCCGAAGACGGGCTGACCGTGCCCATGCAGCTGCAGATGCTGCCCTCGGAGATGCTGCCCCAGGACCTGACCCGCGTGCTGCCCGGCGCGGGGTCGATCCGGCAGGGGATCGAGTTCGACGGGATCGGGCGGCGCGTGGGTTACCACTTCCTGCGCCGCCACCCGGGCGACATGACCGATCCGGGGCTGGCAGGGCAAACGGTGCGCGTGCCCGCGTCCGAGGTGATCCACATCCTCGACCCGGTCGAGGCGGGCCAGCTGCGCGGTGTCTCACGCTTCGCGGCGGCCGTGGTGAAGCTGTTCACGCTGGACCTCTACGACGATGCGGAACTGGAGCGGAAGAAGACCGCGGCGATGTTTGCCATGTTCATCACCTCCCCCGCTCCGGAAACTGCCCTCGATCCGGCCGAAGACGATCTCGAGGTCGAACCCGGTCAGGTGGTGCGCCTTGACCCGGGCGAAGATGTCACCACGCCATCAACGCCGGACTCCGGGTCGACCTACGAGCCCTTCCAGTACCGCACGCTGTTGCAGATCGGCGCCGCGCTGGGCGTGCCCTACGGCTATCTGACCGGTGACACCGCGAAGGGGAACTTCTCCAACACCCGGATCGCCTTGGTCGACTTTCGCCGCCGGATCTCGGCCTTCCAGCATTCGGTGATGGTTTACCAGCTCTGCCGCGCCGTTTGGACACGCTGGATGGATATGGCCGTGCTGGCAGGGGGCATTGACCTACCGGGTTATGCCACGGAGCGGCGGCAATACCTCGCCTGCGACTGGCTTCCGACAAAATGGGACTGGATCGACCCCGCGAAGGATGCGTCGGCCGAGATCCTGCAGATCGAGGCGGGCCTGAAATCCCGCACACAGGCCATCGCCGAACGCGGCTACGACGCAGAGCAGGTCGACAGGGAAATCGCGGCCGAACGCAAACGCGAGGCCGAACTGGGCCTCGACTTCCGGCGGCCGGGATCGCCCGCGCAGGCGGCGAGTGGCGGCGCTGCGCCGGGTGATGCCGAGGGCCATCAGCGAGACCAGCAGGAAGAAGAAGACGCGGACAACGACGGCGAGGACCGGGAACCCCGACCTGCGGAGGAAGGATGATGCACCACATCCAGATCGCCCAGCGCGTCTTCAACACACCGCTGATGGTCGATCCCGCCAAGGCGCTGGCCTTCCTGACCGGGCTCGGCCCGCGGATCACCGGCAGGGAAATCACGGTCGAGGGGATGCCCGTGGACCCCGCAGATCAGGCCACTGCCGCACTCCCTGCCCGCGGATCTCTCTTCAGCGACGACCTGACCAGCCGCCAGGCGCGGAACGGAAGCCAGCCCTTCGCTGTGGTTGACGGGATCGCCGTTATCGAGATCGCGGGCACGCTGGTCCATCGCGGCGCCTGGATCGGGCAATCCTCGGGGCTGACCTCCTACGAGGGCATTGCCGCCCAGCTGCAGGCGGCGCTGGCCGACCCTGCCATTCGCGGCATCGCCCTCGACATCGACAGCTTCGGTGGCGAGGTGGCCGGGGCCTTCGATCTGGCGGATCGCATCCGGGCCGTGCGTCAGGTGAAACCCATCCATGCCTTCGTCGCCGATCATGCCCTCTCGGCCGCCTACGCCCTCGCCTCCCAGGCCGACCGGATCATCCTGCCCCGCACCGGAGCGGTCGGCAGCATCGGTGTCGTGGCCATGCACAGCGACATGAGCGGGGCGCTCGACCAGAAGGGCATCGCCGTCACGCTGATCCATGCCGGGGCCCGCAAGATCGATGCGAACCCTTATCAGCCTCTGCCCGAGACCGTCCGCGCCCGGATCGCGGGAGAGTTGGAAGACCTTCGCCAGCTCTTCGCCGAAACCGTTGCCGAAGGGCGCGGCCGACGCCTCGACACCCTACGCGCGCTGGGCACCGAAGCCGCCGTCTTCCGCGGCGAGGCAGCCGTCTTCGCCGGTCTCGCCGACGAAGTGGCCGATCCCGTCACCGCCTTCCGCGCTTTCGCCGCCGCATCCCACGGCACATCCACCCTCAAATCTAACCCCAAGGGAAAGGGCCCGAATATGACCACTGCCCCCGAAGACCATGCGCAGCCTGTTGCCGCGCCTGCCACCAGTCCTGCGCCGGAACCGGCCCCGCCCGCGGCAAGCGCGCCGCCGCAAACCACGGCGGCCACCATGTCGCCCGAAGCAATCCGCGCCGAGGCGGCCGAAGTCGCTCAGGTCTGCGCGCAGGCGGCTCGCCTTGGCATCCATATTGACGCCGCAGACGCGGTGGCCAAGGGCGTGAAACCCGAAGCGTTGCGCGCTAAGGTGCTGGCCGATCTCGCTGCGCGCAGCGATGCCGCGGGCATCATCGCCACCGCCCCGGCCGCGGACGCCAAGGAAAGCCCCATCGTGGCGGCCGCCAAGAAATCGGCCGCCGCCTCGCGCTGACGCGCACCGCCCAGACCGGGCGACCCACCCCCACCAACATCCTGGAGACTGAACCATGCCCGTCCTGACGGAACCGCCCAGCATGGGCGATGTCCTCAAATATGAGGTCAACCCGAACT